GTAGAAACATGTTTTCTACCTTAAGTGCCTTCGGGCACTTCCCCAGGGGCTCGATCACCCCCTGTCGCTCCATAATCCGCAGAGATGTTAATGTCATCAGTTCACTATTTGGCTTGAACGGAACAGGCTACCCAATCGCGGTTAAGGAGCAACCACCGAACCCAATCACCCTCCCTTCTGTAAGTGATTTAATAGGCTTATCTGAATGGCGGAGTGACAGGGAGAGGAAACGGATGGTGGCCAAGGGCCAGGCGATGTATCGAGGCATCGCGGAGGACGAGCAGGATGACGTGGAGGTCGTCCCCGTGGCTAGCATAAGTGAGAATTTGAGGCAGCGAATGGACAATTTGCTCCCGAAGACTTCTCATGCAAGCAAGCACAGGGCGTATCTCCGTTGGAAATCCAGAGCCCGACAGGTAAAGAAGTTAGTGTCAATTGTCAAGTTTGAGACGCATGGGTTCGACACCAGCGTCAACGACCGCAAGGCACTGAGTATCGCAGCCAAACGGGTTATAGATGAACACGGAGATGAGTTGGGCATAGCAAACGCACAGAAAGCTTGGTACAAGCGGGCCGTGTGTGCTATGTACTACCACGAAGAGGAGGACGACAGCTTCTTGGACGAAATGGGAACGTCCAAGGAGTTTTCCTTCGCCTAGGGGTGCCTGTCAAGGATGGACGCTAGGACAACGGCCATTAGTAATCAGTTGTCCAGGAGCATAGTTGTCCGTCCTTGTGTGGATGCCCCGCCTGCAAAGACTAGAAGTGTTATCGTTGCACCTAACATTTCTAGTCGTATAGATTTTGGTGCACACAACAATGACCTCCCCAATCTTCTCCGCGCTCTCAACGAAAGGGTTTTCAACGTAGAGGGCAAGGATGGATTGGTCCCTCCACCCAAGCCGCGCCACGGGTGGTGGAGGTCGCTGGACCACGTTTCTCATAGACTGTCACGGAGAGTAGGCATTGGCACCGAACGGTTGACCGGGCAAGAATTCATTGCCAAGTGTCCCGCCAACAAGCGTGCTCTCTACGCGCGGGCAGAACATGAGTATGTCTCCAGGGGCTGGAGTCCAAGGGACGCGAAGATCAAAGCCTTTGTAAAGTTTGAGAAATTAAACTTTACCAAGAAACTGGATCCGGCGCCGCGAGTTATTCAACCAAGGACACCAGTATATAATTATGCTTTAGGCCGGTTCACCCGAAAGATTGAGG